TCTCTCCACATTGTTCTTGCTAAACTACCAACTGTCCACACAGGTCGTCTTGTAGATGAATCAAAATAATTGTAAGCCACCATTCTATTTACAACTGAAGAATTAGATTCTGGATAAAACCACATAACCTCACCAAACAAATTATTTAATCCTGCTGACACCATTTGATTACCAGATTCTAAATTTATATTATTATAAACAAAATCCTCTACCAAACATGGTAATGATTCTAATTTACCAGCATATCTAAAGAAACCATTCTCTGACATCCAGTATGCAGCTCCATCAACTTCAACACATGCGTTTTGTCCAACAAGTCCGCAGTGTGTTCCAACTTGTGAAAAGGCAAACGTAAATGGTTGACCAACAAAACGTTGTGTAAATAAAGCTGTATCAGTCCACACATAGATTGCATCTCTACCACGAATAGCTCCTCTGATCTGTGATCCGTCGGCCAGTCTTTGTGTACCAGCCGTATTAGTTGCTGTAGGTGTATATGTATTAATATCCTCCTGATCCGAGAATCTTATAAACATATCATCTTGTGTAGATGTATCTCCAATAGTTGTTTCTGTGCCATAGAATACTAAGTGACGATCTGGTGTAGATACAACCATATGTCTCGATGCAGTAGGTGCACCGGTTATAATTACAGCTCTAGTTTCGGTAGCGTTTGATAACGCCGAGTTCCATTCAAATACAGCACTATCATGTATTAAACAAATTGCTTTGTCACCAAAATTATCAATAGACCACATACCTGGTTCTAATACTAAGTCACCAGATGCTGCCTCACCCCATGCAACAAACTCGGACGAGTCTGTGACCGTGGCACCATCAGAGTGTCCTGATCTGGTAGAATTTCTAACGGCTCTTGTAATACCTGTTAAATCGTTTCCAGAAACTCCTGTATAAGAAATTTCTTCATTACCTACTTGAATAAAGTTTGTACCTGAACTTGGAAATTGTGAAGCATCAGTTAAAGTGATAGATGTTCCTGATCCACCTGTCCCTGCAGTATCATCTAACAATGCTCCATTTAAAGTTGTAGTTCTTGCAGATGTATCTTCACCACTCCAAGATCCTAAACCCCAACCAAAACCTTTTGCTTGCACTGCTGGTCCAACAGGATAATAATGTTGGACTCGTATACCGCCTGAAGTTGTTGCACCGGATCCTGATTCATTTGATGGCATCGTGATTGTGATAGTTGTTGCATTTGGAACCGTTGTGACCATAAATTTTTTATCATCAAAATCAGATGAACCAAAATTAGAATTTGTAATTGTAGAGAAATTATCTAGTAGTATAATGTCTTGTGGGCCTATACCATGAGATGTGCTAAAAGTTATCGTAACAGTTGGTGATCCGTTGGTCGTGGTGAATGCACTTGTCAACGTTGTTGTAGATTTAATTGGATGTATGTCATAAAACACACCACCAGAAAAAGCGTATAGTATTCTGTTAGTACCTATAATGGAATATTTTCTAGATAAACTATTTATAAATTGGTGAAGCCCTCTACCTGCACCTGTTAATTCGTTAGATCCTGAGCCACCTAATTGGTTCCAACCACCTATTTTTTCAGGTGTACCATATCTAAATCTAACATTATCACAATCTACCCATTGACCTTCTGCTGTGGTCTCGGATATTTGTTTATTTATACCTGGCTGAAATCCTATTTTTTGTAGCATATCAGGACTATATTATAGATTTTTATTAAAATCTATGGATTATTTTTCTTCTAATTTAATGTGTTCATGATCAAAAGACCTAACATCAAGAGTTTCTTCAGGTAGATACTCATGAATTTCAGCAGCTAATTTTACTAGATGATTACCAATTTGTTTTAAACTAAGAGCAGTTATTTCAAAATATCCTTTATCATTTAGTATTTTTATTTCTTCATTAGTAAACACAATACGGCCAGAGCCATCTTTTTTATTTTGCATAATTTTCATTTATACTATCTCCTTTGTGATTTGCGTATTTTCCATTGGCGTCAACATAATGCAAAAAAACTTGCATATGATAATCCCCTTCATAAGGTTCTCTCCAATGTTCTATATCACAACCTCTATATATAACACCATCTCCTGGTTTTAAATCAATTTTTTTACCATCCATATAAATTGGCCATTCATGTTTTCCATCTGATCCGATAAAAACTGTAACACTTATTTCACAAGAAGGTCTGTCTTTATGTTTTTTTAAAACAGCTCCATAGGTATAACATCTCCAATATGTATAGGTTTCATGTAATTGTAAACTAATATTTTTTTCTAATATTTTCTTTTTACTTTTTAAAAACACTTGCATTAAAGAATCTTTATAAAAGCTAGTATCACCACAATTTACTCCGCAACCTTCATCAAAACTATTTGTATTTGTCATATGTCTTTGTATACAATAATCATGAGCGATTTTTAATTCAGTTTTACTAAAGAGCTTAGGTATTATTTTATATTTCCAATTTAAATCAGCCATGATACAATCGCATAACGCGTTCCTTTCGTAACTGGTGATACAGAATGTGGGTACATAAAATTAGATGGCCATATTATACATCTACCGGGAGATGGTTTTATTGTTTGGTATATTTCTTCAGTAATAGGATCATGGAAATTTAATTCTCCACCTTCATAATCATTATTTAAAAATATAATTACACTTAAAGTTCTAGGAATTGAAGCGCAATGATCTGAATGAATAGTATAAAAACCACCTTTTTCATATTTTAAAATTTCTACTGATGATATAAGCGTGGCTTCAGTGCTAAATTCTTTATTGTATTTATGAAATAAATTAGAAATCACATGACGCACATAATGACCCCAGTGCACCGTGCTTAAACTACCATCGTTATCATCTAAACTATATGCCTCTGTGTTTCTAATATTTTTTTGTATTTTACTTTTTTTTCCATCTCCTATAGTTGCTGCATCTTTAAATTTTAATTTATTCGAGGCATATTTTACTAAACTAGCTACTCTTTCAATTTTAAAACCCTCATCATATATTTTAATAAATTTATCTATTTCCACGATTTTTTACTCCAAAAAAAATTCTTGTATACATAAGTTAATTTACCTAATATAGATAGTTCACTAACTCCTTTTTTTTGTGTGTCCTCTTTTACTTCCATTTTCCAACTTTGTCTTTTAAAGGGTATTACTTGAACGTATGGAGTTCCTTGTTCAATAATTGTTTCTAAAACAGGGTATTTATCACCATTTAATACAATTGGGAAATTAACGTAATTAGGAAAAGTGTCTGTGTCAACTATTCCAGATATAATTTCAAATCTATCATCTCTATTATTTAAAGGAGGTATAAATAAACACGAGTATCCTGGAGGTGTTTTAATTCTAAAGGGATTAGCTATTTTATAAAGATTTAAATTACTATTTTTTTCAACAAAAGGACATCCTCCTTTTTTTCCACCTAATTGGTCTATACTGTGTGTAAGAGAATTATTTCTATTTAAGTTTAAATCTAAATCATATATATATTGATGGAAATCTCCATACGCATATTTAAAAACAGAATCTTTTTTATCGCCGTTTGTAAAATTATGGTGAACATAAAAATCTTGTGGCATTCTTAAAATATATCCAGCGGATAAAGAATCTAAAACAGGAATACAACCTTTTATAGTTCTTCGTTTGTGGTTATGTTTTAAGTTTTTAAACCACTCCGGTATATTTTGAACTGCTTTTATTGGAAGAGTGTTTTCAAGAATAGGTTTAGTGTTTTTAGGATACAAAAATTCTATTATATTATCTTTCATAGTTCTAGATTAAAATATATATCTTTATTTTAATAAGTAAAGTTTTTTATAAACATTTAAAGTTAACATACTTACCAGCTGCTCTACATTTAGCGTTAAGACTATCTGTTGGGTATGTGAAACTTGATGCATCTAAATTAGTTACAAAATCAAGGGCACTTGTTATTTTACCTATTTGAGAATGATTTGATTTTCTGTTTACGTATCTTACTAATTTTTCTTTATATTGATCTATTTGGATTTGCATTTTTTCTTGAGATTCTTCTTGATCCTCCTCTTCATAATCAACAAATGAACAATTTTCATCATTTACCTCTAATTCTTTAGAACCATTTAAAAAAGCATCATATTCTTCATCTGTTATATTGACCACAGAAACTTGTTCAGGATGTCCTTGGTGAATTATTTCTAAATCACCATCTGTTTTTCCGGCTCTAAGAAAACTGCCTACGGTTTTAGTTACGTTAGCTTGAAAAACTAAATAAGCCATTATATTAACCTATATCCTCATAGATAACGATACCGCCATCATTTCCGTCTATTGGACCAAAAGGTGATGAGAATGCCGGTCCATGTCCCGCTCTACCACCAGTTCCTGATATCTTTATTGATGATCTACCTAAAAAAGCTGGGTTAGCTCCACCAGTTTGCGGGGCTCGACCCATAACCATATTATTCATAGAGTCTGAATTTTGAGTGGCTTCTTCTTGAACTAATTTTGCTTCGTGAAAATAATGCCCACCAGTAATTTCAATCATATTGTTACCATTAATATAGGCAATGGTGTGGTTTTGTAACGTTCCAGCAGTCCCTGCGTCTGGATTAGCATTATGTTTTAATCCACCACCTCCACCATTAGCAACTAAATTAGTATTAAAGCTTGACGCTTGTCCAGCGGTTCCATTATTTCCTGTACTTGTATTTGTCCCTCCAGCGCCTCCTGCACCTATTGTGTAAGGAACAGAAAAAGGTTGAGATACGGGCACATTAAAAAAACCAAATCCACCCATTCCACCGTCTCTTCCAGCTCCAGCGGGGACTCCGCCGCCACCGCCACCACCGCCGCCACTCATGTACAAGTGAAGTTTAGTTGTAGTTGGTTGAGCAGTAAAAGTATCAGTTTCAGCTTTTCCACGAGCAAAAGTTTTTACCATGTTGGCTGCACCAGCGCCAGAACTCGCAGCTACAATTCTTCCAGATGAATCAACTGTGATGTTTGATGCTGTAAAACTTCCTACTGCTGGTTTAATTATTCTAGGCATTAATTATCTTTCCTCCTTAAAATTAATCAACCATCTCTACGTATGAAACATGAAAAGCTAAATCGTTTGCAGCTCCAGCTGTAACAGCTATAATGTCTGTTTCATCTAAATAGATAGGTCTGCTAATTAAATCTAATGTTGAATCTGCAGGCACAGATATTGTGCTTGCAATTTTAAAATAAGTTGAACCATTGTCGTTACTAATTTCTACCGTTGCGTCAACAGCACTAGATCCGTCAATGTTGGCTAACAATATTGTATCAATTCTTACTGCAGTTTCTGCAGGTACGTCAATCATAGTAGTTCTGTTTGTATCAGATAAACTACCCATAGCATTTTTAGGTGTTATCGTTGCTATATTTGCTAGATTCGGTGTTGCCATTTTTTATTCTCCTTCTATATTAATACCCGAAAACCATGGAGAAGACAATACCTTTTCCATCAGTTGTTATTTTTTGTGTTGAGCTAGTACCATTAGCATTAGTTAATTTACCAACTCCTGTCCCTTTTGGCACTAAAGTAAGGTCTATATTAGAGTCTCCACCAACCGCTGAAATAGTAGGACTATTACCAGTTGCAGCGTTTGTTATATCAAAGTGATTGACCGCAGAGGCTGTTGTTTGAAATTGTAATTGTTCATTACCATTTTCATCACGTATTCCATGATCATCATCAAAATCTATCATGAAAGAATTAGTGTCTAAATTACCACCTAGTTGTGGTGAAGTATCATCAACGACATCGGCAATACCAGTTCCAATAGCAAGAGTTAAAATATTTGGGTCTGTTGTATCAGGACTCCCTGATGCAAAAACTATTTTATCACCTTTATCTGTTGCTGAAAAAGTAAATGTGGATCCTGAACCAGATGCATATTTAAACTGAACCGTGTGAGATCCTGAAGTTGAATTTCTTAAAATATAGAAGTTTTGTACATCATTTGGAATTGTTACAATCTGATTACCAGATATAGTTCCAGTAAACTCTATCATTCTGTGTGCGAGTTCTGCACCAGTTGCTCCATCACTTACTGCTAAAGCTGTAGTTTGTGCACCACCAGCAATAGATTTTTGAGTAAACCCACCAGCTATTTGTTCTACTAATTGTAAATTTGTATTAGTTTTCGTACCCCAAGTACCGGCATTTTCTCCAGTTGCCTGAAGTTCTATACCTAAAGGTGAAAATGTTGATGCCATATTTTATCTCCTATGCTACGTCACTATAACTTGTATTTGACCCAGTTGCAACACTTGTATACGACGTATTTGAACCAGTGTCAACGT